GCGGCTTGTGCTTCAGCTCGTTGATCTATCATGAGCTCAAGTCCCAAGGATTACGCAGTTCGCCACGCTCGCTTGATATGAAGTCTCGATCGACCCACATGTTCCAGTGATTGGTGTTGTTCACTTTCAAGGTCATCATGATGGCTCTAAGATTACGACCTCGGGGTGTCATGCTTCCTCTGAACGCACAGCAATCTGCTCACCGGTTCTGGGATCAACCCAGCTCATGAGTTCGGGTCTCACACGACCAAACTTGTCAATCTTTTCACCAATGCTTCGGGGTTCAATTGGACCGATAACTTCGTAGCTGATCATGCCATTACGATACTTGCGGAACACAGTGTGAACCTTTTTGTTCTTGGCTCTATACTCCGGATCCGGATGTGGAATGAATGGTGTGTAAAATTGGTTTTGTATTTCGCTTTCTGGCGGTAGACCAGGATCACGGTCCGGCACTGGCTTGAGGTCTTCTACAGGCACCAGTTCGCTACGATCCACATACGGATTGTCACCGCCGGTGAACTTGGCGTCCACTGTGATGCCGTTTAACACATCCATTGCGACCTGATACTTTAACTTGTTGGCACGACCTTTGAGGTTTAGCACATGACCTGTTTGGTCATACACGAAGCGTTCCAGTTCGGTGGCAGTTGGGAAGTCGGTCATTAGGCCGTCTATGTCGTATTCAGGCTGTTCGGGTTCGGTGGCACGGTGTGCTTGAACCGCACGCTGTATACGTTCGTTGTCTGTTTCAGTGATTTCCGTTGCAAGTGCCGCTGCTTTGAGACCAGGATCTACTGCTTCGGTTGGGGTATCCCAGGGATCTGATTCAGGGGTGTTGATGGGGGTTTTCTTAGTCATTGCTTTCCTTTTCTTTACGTGGCTTGACTGCTACAGCACTGAGATGGTCTCAGTGCTGTGTGATTATTTATTTCTTCTTGTTGCGCATGACATATTCAGTTCCGCCCGCAGTTGGATTGCGTTTGGGACCACGGTCTGCGTCGAGTGGCTCGGTGGCTGCCATTCGTGATGGTTTCATGTCCACGCCTCGATCACCAAGTGCGTCTAACACAAATTTAGCAAGTGCCGGCTTTTCACCGGTCTCTTTTGACTTGACAAAGTCGGACCGTTTGCTACCGGGATTCTGATTGCCTGTTGTGGGACCACGGACTTGATTGATTGGCCGGGCTTCGGGGTTCTTTACACTCACACGACCTGTGGCATTTTTATTCTTTTCGATTAAGACTTGGCCTTTTTTCTGACTCATGATATTTTCCTTGTTATACTGTGTAACCACTGGCAGCCTGCACTGTCAAAGTCACATTGGACAGGCGTGCTGGGTATGTCCATGTGCCGCCTGTCACCCAATTGGGTGCAAGTGCCAGGATCTGATAAACTGTTTCTATTGCAGGTGTTACTGTGACTGACAACGGACGATTCAATGTCTGTGACAGACCAATTACGGACAGGCCATCTGATGTGCCAAAATAATATGTGCCCACAGGACCAGGTCCGACCTGATCCACTTGCACAGTAATGATCCAGGTTATGTCAGCGGCCAGCGTCAATTCACCTGTCGCTGTATCCAGACTGGCATCTGTGCCTACTGTATCGCCAAGGGTGCTGAATGTGACAGCGACCTGGTTGCCTGGGCTGTTGTATTGGGGAACACCTGGTGAGCCGTTTGTGTCATTGACCAAGTCAATAGTAAACAGATCCTGGAAGCCTGTGTTGTAAGCAGTCAATACTGTGGAGTTGATAATGGTCATGTGCGATTCCTTTAAGAGACCAGGGCGACTGGTGTGATGTAAACCGCAGCATTGCCCGACGAGGTCACAACACTGATATACAGTTTGGCAGTGGGGTCTTGGTTCTGACCGCCTGTGGTGGCTACAATCACGCTGTCGCCATGTTGCACCACAAAGCTGTTGCCAGTTGTGGTGGCATTGGCTATGGTAGCAGTAGTAGTATTGGCTGTGCCAAAGTTCACAAACGCATCTATGTTGGCATTGTTCACATTGTCAATTCGCAAATACTGTGTGCTGTAGGCACCAGTGCTCACAATGTTGCCTTGTGCGGCTGTGGTGTTGCCGGTTATGAGCGTGGTAGGACCTTGGGGTATAAACACCGAGCTCATTGTGCGTTACCCTTGGTTGGACCGCGACCTAGATTGATTTGATCAGCGTTGCCTCTATAGTTCTGTCCGGCGCTGGGCATGAATGGTCTTGTGCCACCTGGTGTGCGAACCTGTGCACCACAGTTGATTGCGTCAGGGTTGGGCAAGTTTGTGCTGGGCACACCACTTGTGGGTGCCTGTTTAGGACCTACGCCGGTTGGATTGGTGTTGCCTTTTAGTGCACCACGACCAAAGTTGCCTTCAGCGGCTCCACCGTGTTGGTTGCCTGAATACTTCTTTAATTGTTTGTAGCTGGGATGGTTTGAATCATTGTCCAGGCCCTCGGCCTTGTCCATACTATCATGTTGCCATGACGCTGTCTGTGTTCTTGTTATGCTACCTGAGTTCTTTTTCATAATTTTCCTTTGGTGATCCTACGTGACTTGCGTGCAGGCGTCAGGTCCTGTCGTGTGTGTGCCACACTCTTCTCATATGCACTAGCCATTTCACTAGTGTGAGCACTGTGCTCCCGAGCGGATGGTTTGTTTTTTGCAGCTGATCGTTTCTCGCTGTAGGCAATGGCTAGACTTTGTTTTAAAGGTCGACCCGCTGCCAATTCTGCTTTTACATTTTTTCCAAATGCTTTTTTACTTGTGCTTTTGATCAGTGGCATAATATTATTATTTATCTCGCTCTGCGGCAACGGCCACAACCCGTAAGGCAGCCGCAAAGGCGTCGCTACGGGCCTGCACCAGGTCTGCACTATCGGTCACTTCGACCTGTTGGCGATCGGCCAAGACCTTGTCCATGATCATCTTTTCATAGATCACTCGAGTGCGACGGTCACCGTTTAAGATGGTGTCATGGTAGCCTTCGATGAGACTCTGCACGAATGGTTTGCCAATGGTCTGCTGTGCTTGGTCGATCAGGTCCTGCACTGTGACCTTGTTGCCGGATCCTTTTGGTCTGCCGGCTCCGGGTCTGACTCCGCCTCGTGTTGTGCTTTTGGTTGTCATAATAGTTTAATTTTGATACCTTTTCAAACTTATTTAGTCTGGATAAGAAAAAGCCCCGCAATCACTCGGGGCCAAAACACTGATAGTATCTGTGTTTTAACTGGATACTGTCTCTACGGTGAGGTCATACATCCGAGCCAAACCAAATAGATGATCACTGTTGGCAAAATAATAACCAGTTTGCTCACCACTGTCACCAAACGCTGGCCAGCGACGACTGCTCTCTGTCACTCGCTCAGGATTATACATCAGTGCTGTCACGATTATGGGATCAGCTGGATCGATATCCGCCATCATCTGGCACTCGGTCTCGTGATCCGTATTGGACCAAAATAATACTCGCATCATCTCTCCTTTACTATGTTATATTTATAGTATAGCATCAATCCTGTTAAAGGTCAAGTTCAGGTTTGCCGATTTGATAACGGAACAATCACATTCGACGCCGCATTACAATCACCCAGATCAACACTGGTGGCACCAGGATCAAGGCCAGCCACAAGCCCACCACACGCAACGCTGTCACGGTCGTCCCGGTATGGGATTTGGAATGGTCTTACGACCTGGTTGTCTTACTGGTCCTGCGCCCATATTATGTTCTCCTTGGTATAAGTTGTTGTATCCCAAAATCTTGTGTTTCAAACTTGAGATTTAACTGTCTTGCCTGTCGATCTGCTGCCACTTGACTTGAATATGCTTGTTGTTGTGACAAGGTCTTTACCTCTTGTATCTGGCTGGGCCGTCTTCGACCCCACGTGATTGGAACACCTTCACAGGTCACTACCCATAACTGTCGCATTTCAAACACTCGGTATTCGCCTTCGGGTAGTTCTCGACTGGCTAATATTCGTTTCATAGGCAGTTATTTAAGCCTATAAATATGCCTATGTTCAACTTACCCGAAGCAAAGCCTCTTTATACTTGGCGACGAGTGGCTGGTGTGTGGCAACAGCAACCTAGTCAGAATCGGCGTGTTCCCGGTCGAGTTCACGAATTTGTTCAGTTGTGGCCCAGTATTGTTCAAGCGCGGCAAGCACGACTTGATCAGCTGCCGGACCCACTCGCTCGCGTAATCCCGTAAGGTGTGCTTGTAATCTTAGTCGTTCAAACAGTATGGTCATCGGGTGTTCCTGTGTGGTTTTAGTAATGTTTATTATACTACAACTAAATACTTGTAGCAAGAGACTGGTTCACCTTTCAACAGTGCCTGTCTTGATTCTCTCTAAAATCGACACAGTCTCTTGCTACCAATAATAACGATAAATGTGTCACATTGACCCCGGAAATTTCGGGGTTATTTTTTTGTGTGCTAAATATGTATAGAGAGAACTACAAAGACTGGCCCCCTAGATAACTTGGCCGACGAACCCGTTCTGATGTGTGACGGTAGTCAAATCGCTGTTGCTCTCACAGCGGCCTATACGCACTACCCTTGACCGGATGCTTAAAGAATAGTCTTATTAGTTATAAATCAACCCTTGTGGTGAATCATAATAGATGGCACGAATAGACGACGATTTGCGTATTTGTAACAGTTGATTAAAGTGAGTGGGACAACACGCCTTTGATGGTAACCCACACGAACTTGGACCGGATGTCTCTGTATCCCCAAGTTCTGCGTAGTTCGCAACCAAACAGGTGATCGCAAAACCTACCTGGCCCGTTGGGCGTTGTTATAGAGATCTTTCCGACGGAGACCCGTTGACAGAATCACGGCTCGGATAGCGTGATTCTGACCTCTCTCGACCCAATGTCTCAAAAGCAAAACAGAAAGGCAACATTGAGTGGCGAAGACACTCAATAGATCTCGCAAGAGATCTCGATACTGTGTATTATATAACTATGAAACCCAACTATCAGGAATACGCAACAACTCGAATGACTTTTGGTCGATATCGAGGTTGGTTTGTCAAAGATGTGCCAGAGGATTATCTCAAATGGGCAGTTGTAAACATACAAGATCAGGCACGAGCCACTATGTTTGCTATCGAATTACAAAGAAGAAATCCCAAATTACGCCGATAATCAGGTGATTTGCGATTGACGACATAAATACTTGTATACGAAAAGGAACGCAAGATGGATTATGTATTAGTAGATCAAGATCAAAGACCAGGTCGTAATGGTGTTACCATGTGGCGTCTCACATTTTACTGTGTGGATGATCGAACCTTGTGGGAAATGACAGTGGACCCCACATATGACAACTTCAAGAGATCAGGATGGGATCATGTGGTTCGTGATCCCAATAGCTATGGGGTCTATAGCGATCTCAAACGCACTCAAAGAAAGACACGAGAAGGCACACCCATAGTCAGTGCTGATAGCCCAGCTCGAATCACCTACAGATGTCAGGATCGTCAAGAAGCATTGAGATTGGTTGAAGCCAATGAGCATCCACCTTCAAGATGGCAGGAGCTGTTTAATGGGTAAAGGCCGAAAAGGACCTAGACCACACACAATGGGACCAAGACCCAATTCGTGGATAAGCGGACCAGATCAGGTTCGTCATGAACAACATTGTGCTTGGCGTCAACAAAAGAACCAAGCACAGTGGCGTGGTGAGACTTGGGATTTGGCATTTGAAGACTGGGTTGAGCTATGGGGTGACCTATGGCCCTTGCGTGGTCGCCTGGTTGATGACTACTGCATGACACGCCAGGACTGGGAACTGCCTTGGACTAGATCAAATGCTCACGTGATCACTAGAAGTGAACATGCTCAAATGCACGGGCGGCGAATGGCCGATGGCTGGGTCAGTCCGGCACGCAGTCGATGGCGAAAGCTAAAAGGTATTGAGCGAAAAACATCAGGACGAAAAAGGAAACTGCCATGCAACGAATAAAATCACCTGCTCTAGAGCAATACGCACACACCGCAGATGATCCTTGGCGTTGGCGTCCGGCAGCTGGCACAGACACCCAGGCCATCGAACAGTTGGCACATGACTATTTCCGACGCGAACCACAACAGGTTTATCGTTGGGATAGCCTGGAATTCAGCAGGAATGTGTTGTTGGCCACTGTGAATCAGTTCTACAATCCCAGACGCGAACTAATCTCAGTTGCCACACATGTAGACACTGGCCAGTTATTGGCCTACACCTGGGCTGTGAGAAACGAACGAGCTCCCTGGAGCACACAAGAAATGGTAGCTGTGCGAATGGCACATGTGAGCCTGGCTGTGCCCGTGCGTGCTCGAATACACTTGGTGGCACAGATGATCAGGATGTGGGAAACCTGGCCACTGCTTGTGAAATTGATATCATATGTTCGAGCACTATCCGCCAGGATGCAGGTGTGTTCATGAGACTGCATGAGCGGGCAGGTTATTACTGTTTGGGTAGTGTGGCCTATTTGCGGCGTAGCACTGCGAATTTTGCTGTAGATCTGGTCGCTGATCCCAATCGGGTAGTAGCACACAGCAGTTATAATCCAGCCGACTATGCAGGTGTGGGTCGAGAACATAGCGTTAGTAGTCAACAATTTAGACCAGCAGATTAAATCACGGGCCAACGCACTAGTGACCTGGACTGGAGCATTTCGGTCCGTTCCGCCCAGACATCAAGGCATTGGTAAGTCTACAGGCGCTTGTGCAACTTAATCATCGTAGTCTTCGTCGGGTTCGGCATCACCTATGGTGCTGGTGATCATCCAGATTTGCTTGGTCAAGACAGTTTCTTGATCTTGTGCAAAGTTAGCTATTTGATCTTGCCCAGCATCAGTGGCTTCGGTCTCTAACTCACGGTAAAGTGCCACAAGTGTTTGTAAATCTTCACAAACTAGCCTTAAAAGTGCATCGCTGTCACCCATGACCATGTCGTCACCAATAGCAGTAAGATCAAGCACATCACCGAGGCTTTCGGGCATGAACGTTTCTACACTGCGTAGGAATTCGGCCAGGGTGTCTATTTGATCTTGTAGGTTCTCATAGACCTTTTGTAGCAACTTGTGATCCGAATAAAAGTTACGCCCTGTAATGTTCACGTGTGCCACGTGGGCACGATAGTAGGCCACAAAATTGGTAGCAAATACTTCGGCAAGTTTCTTGATCAAATCGTTCATTGTATTAGTCCGGCCTTTCTGGCTGCTTCTATTCTGGCACGCTGACGAATCAGCTCATCTTGTTCACCCATGTTCAAACTGGGACTGTGTGTGAGTGCGCCCACTGCACCAGCGGCCTTGACCAAGGGTGCTGCACGACTTATAGCAGGTGCATATTGTTGCGCCATCTGTGCAAATCGATCCATCATGCCAGGTGTCTGTGGTGCGGGAACTGCTTGTGGTGCTATGCCAGGTGCAGGCGGTGTTGCTGGCCTTGGCATTTCATTCATTGGAGGTGCCACGCCAGGTCTTGCCAATTCACTCATCATCTGTGCTTGTGGACTAATGTTAACGCGAGTAGCTGGATTTGCTGGCATTGCGGGTGTCTGTGCAGGCATAGCAGTAGGAGCAGGTGCGGCAGCAGCGGCAGGTGCGGCAGGTCGGCCTTGATTGTATTGATTGATTAGATTTTTTGCGCCACGATAAGCACCGTAGCCTAGTCCAGCAGTGGCCGCAGCACCAGCACCCATGGCTGTGCCCAGTTGTGTGGTAGCTATTTGTTCCTCGCGCCGTTTGGCATCCTGGTCTGGTGCTTCCAGCACAGGAGGTCCAGCGTTGGGATTTAGATAGGCTTGAATTTCTTCATCTGAATAACCATTTTCTTTTGCCGCTTGTATATCAAATGCCATATGCTTTCCTTATCTGTTAAAGCTGTCAAGTGGTTTGGTCTTTTTCCAGCGACCTTCACCGGAATCATATTCTGGCACTGGGAATCGTTTGTAGCCTTCAATCACAGCTGCAGTATTGCCACCCGATTCCACAATGTATTTTCCGCGTTTTTCCGCAATGTCCTGATACATCTTTATGTATTTGGTTTGTTCCTTGCGCCAGGCCTTTTCCAACTGTGTAGTATTGGTATAGGTTTGATCTGCGGCCCAGTCACCTTTAAAAGACGCCAAGTCGCCACTGAATTGGCTTTGTGCCATGGCATTATAACCGCCCAGGGCTGGAATCCTTGTAGGATCCACATTGCTGGCTTTGTTGGCTGCTTGTTCAGCATCACTGACATTGCCACCACCTGCTGTGGCTTTTAAGGTGCGTCGATTGATTTCAGCATTGGTAATGGCATACTGTTCAAGCGCACTGCGAGTCACAGGATCAAGTCCTAGCTGTGCAATTCTAGCACTGATTTCATCTTTGTCTTTGCCTACCATGCCTGCAAAGATATCTCTAATGATAGTGCCTTTTTGTGCATCCGGACTGCCACCAGCAGCATTGTATAGGCCAAATATTCGATCCACATTCACGCCTGGACTGTTAAACAGGCCAAATTGTCTTCTGCGCATCTGTGCAATTTCATTTCCTGTTATGGAATCTGGAGTGACTTTTTCATCCAAGTAGTCGTTGTATTTTTGACTGCGTTTGCCAGCAACTTCGATGTCAGACTCACTGCGTTTTTGTTGCAAATTGCTTTCTCTTGTGGCTGTGTTTAGTGGTGTGTTAAATTGTCTATTGGCACGCTGTTCGGGTGTTTCACCTGCAGGTCCTGCTGTTTTTATAAATCCACCCAGATCAGTTTCTGCATCCAGACTAACTGGTTGGCGCACTCCATTGGGTCCAGTTACAGGTGCTGGTGCTGGCGCTGGCACCTCTTTGGCACCAGGCATACCTTCTTTGATGCCGTATTTGGTTCTGAATTCATCACGAGTCATTGGATTACCAGGACTACCAAAGAATCCATATTTGCGTTCAAATTCGTCTTCGGCCTTGAGTGCATTGGTTCCAAATTCTTTACGTAGGGCACTGATAGTATCTATCTGAGCAGCCAGTTCTTTGACACCTAAGTTGCTGCCAGTGTTAAGTGCATATGGTTCGCCTTGTGGTATCACGCGATTACCAGACTTGTCATAGTAGATTGGACCATTCACAGTGTTGACTTTTTGTAGCGTTTGTTTGGTCACTGGATCAAAATAATCACTGGCACCCACATTGGCACCTTTGAGATTCATGGTGTTGGCAGCAAACTTGGCCAATTGATCTCGACTGAGTTCTTTACCATCACTGTCAAATCCTTTGCGGGCTAGACCATTACTATCAAATTGCAATATGGCTCTTTCACCGTTTACACCCAGTGCCGATTGCCAATTGCCTCCGGCAATTTTGGCCTGTTCTTGTTCGGCCAATTTGGTCAAACCCAATCTGTTGAACACATAGGCTTTCAAATAACTGCCTTCTTCGCCAGTATCTTTTAACATCCTGGCAAAATCTGTTGTGTTTCCTGTAGTCAGTGCTTTTTCTACTTTTTTAGCTACCTGGCTACTCATCTGTTGACTTTTCAACTGTTCAAGATGTTGCACCTGTGCGGCTTTGCGTATGTATTCAGGCGCAGAATCATCATAACTCAATGCGGCCATGTCACGTGGATTAGCCTGACTTGCAAAGAATCGATCACTGTATTGTTTTTCAATTTGTCCTTCAGGACTGATCAATTCAGCACCAGGCCCCATTTGTTGAGCCTGATTGTAATTGCCGGATGGAGCAGCTAAAAATTCTGGTGTAGGTGTAGTTGGTGCTGGTGGCGCAGGTTGTGCCATTGGCATTTGATTTGGGTTGACTGGAGCAACTGGTCGATTTTGCGGAGCCAACACCGCACCATTTGGTGCTGTGGCAGGAGCTTGTCCCGGACCATTTGCTGTCATAACTGGGGCACCAGCTGGTATATCACTATACATTCCCGGCACTGTGGTTGGCGGAGCTGGTGGTGCTGTGGGTATTGGTTGTGGCCGAACTGGGGCCGCCACAGGCTGTGCTACAGGTTGTGCCACTGGTTGTGCCACAGGCTGTGCCTGCGGTCTTGGCTGTTGCATTGCTGGTGGTTGTGGAGCCACCGGAGCTACTGGTGCAGCCGCAGCGGCCTGATTAAAATCAAATGTGGGTGCTGGTGCAGGCGGTCGAGGTTGGACCACTGTGGGAGTAAGTGGATTGGCAGCAGTGAGATCTGCTTCGCTTCCTTCAATTTTTACTTTAACTTCGCCTGTTTCAGGATCCGTAGTTCTGGTTTCTTTGACCGGAGTTGGTTCTGCTTCACCTGCTTCGCGAGCCAATCTTCGGCGTCGTTCTTCTTCGGTCTCCAAGGGATTGAATCCTCCACCTTGCGGCATTGCTGATTGGTATTGCGTGTATAAATCTGCGTAAGCCATATGGGTCCTTAGAAGCTGAAGCCGGCCTTGTAGCCTTGGTTTGTAACGGTCTGTCCTTGTGTGCCTGAAAAGTTAGGCGTAGAAGCAGCCTGTGGCGCTCCGTATGCAAGTGCGGCATATTTTCCAAAATAATCAAACGGAGCATTGGCCGCTGTCTGTCCAGCCTGTGCGGCTCCAAGAGCCTGTCCAATTCCACCTTGACCTAGACCAGCCAGTGTGCTTCCGGCCTGCATGCGTTGTAGCGCAATGTCTTTTTCGATCTGTGCGGCAGCTGCCTGTTGTGAGGCCTGTGTCTGTCCAGCAAGTGCTGTTTGTGCCAAAGCACTTCTAGCCGAGCCCAATTGACCAGCGGCACCATATTGTGCGGCCTGATTGGCCAAGTTTTGTTGGTATTGCATCTGTGCTGGCACGAATGCGGCATTCAGTTGTCGTTGTTCGTAGCCAGGATCAAATACACTTTGTAATCCAGAGATACCAGTGCGTAATGCACTTTCACCTGTGCTGCCTAGTGTATTTTGTGCTTGACCAGCTACACCGGCTACATTTTGTGCGGCATTGGTTACACCTCCGGCGCTTTGATTGTATAAATCAGTGCCACCCTTGACTATGCCAGTATAAGTTGGTGCTATTGTTTCTGTGAACAGACTGGTTCTGGCTGCGATGTCTCTGTTTTGTTCTGCGCTTAAGGTTGGTATGGAAGTGCTTGTGCTTCCGCTTTTTCCTGCACTCATTGTGTGTCTCCTGATAGTAGTATATTTAGTTTGGCCTGCATTAGGCGGTTCCTGTTCCTGGCGCTACTGGTCCAGCCGGTGTTTGTGCCAGTTGTGCCAGATATTGATTCCAGTCAAAGTTGGGACCAGCTTGCAGACCAAATGGTTGGGCAGGTGCGCCTGGCACTTGATTGTATCGGGCCAAGTCTGACATGTTTTGCATGTAAGGATGTTGTCCCCAGTAGTATTGGCTCTGATACGGATTGGTAGTCTGATACATGGGCGGATTTACTCCTGTGACCACCCAGCCAGGATTCAAGCCAGGGTTTACAAGATTAGTGCCTTCAAAATGTATTAGATCGTAAGGATTGCGTGGCATGGTTGGTGTGGGGTATGGCCGTGTTATTGGTGGTATTATTATAGGTAAGTCAATGGGTGGTTCTGGTTCCACAGGATAATCTGGCTCGTATGGTTCATACGGTTTGGGCGGTTCGGTCGGTGGTGGTGGTTCTGCAGGTGGTGGTGCAGGTGGTGGTGGTGTTGGAGCAGGTCCTGGAGGACCAACTGGACCAGGTCCCGGAGGACCAACTGGACCAGGTGTAACAGGACCAACTGGACCAGGTGTAACAGGACCAACTGGACCAGGTGTGACAGGACCAGGTGTGACAGGTCCAGGTGTAACAGGTCCAGGTGTAACAGGTCCCGGAGGAGCCACAACTGGAGGAATCACAATTGGTGGTTCAGTAACAGGACCTGGTGGTGTGACAGGAGGTGTAACAGGTGGAGTTACAGGAACTGGCTCTACTGGTGGAGGTGTAACAGGTGGCGTTACAGGAGGTGCAACTGGTGGCGGCACAGGCACTGGTTCTACTGGCGTAATTGGAGGTTCTACTGGTGGCGGAGTTACAGGAACTGGCTCTACAGGTGGCGGTGTAACCGGAACTGGCTCTACAGGTGGCGGTGTAACCGGAACTGGCTCTACTGGTGGCACTGGTGGGGTTACAGGTGGTGTGACCACTGGTATAACAGGCGTGTCAATTGGCACGGGTTCAGGTGTGACTGGCGGAGCAACAGGAACTGGCTCTACCGGTGTAACAGGTGGTGCCACAGGTTCAGGTGTAATTACCGGTGGGGGTTCAACTGGTGCAATTACCGGTTCAGGTGTGACTGGTGTTGTGGGTGCGGTTGGTGTGGTAGTGGGTGCTGTGGGTGTGGCTGTTGCTGATGGAATCACTGTGGCTGGATTGCCACCGGCTGATATCACTGCTGTCACTGTGGCCAAGGCCGCTGCACCGCCACCCATTAGGGCAATTTGTTCGGGAGTAAGCGTGGCTATGATTTCACCAGGTTGTAATCCACCGTAGGTGATCAAAGGGGGCAAGTCACTGGGTGCCACAGGTCCCACCGGTCCAGTGCCAATCAGCTCAGTGGCAGTGGGATTGGTAACGCCTACGCCAGTAATTTCAACTTCAGTTGCTGGATTGTCAAACGTATTAAATCGCTTATAGGTCAAATCAGACGCTTCTTTGATATCCATACCACCGTCAACCAGGTCCTTGAAGTATTGCTCTTGAGGAGTAATTGTGGGCGGAGCTATGGGCTCAACTACCGGTGTCAGCACAGGTTCAGTTGTGGGCAGGCCTGGCGTGGTTATAATATTGGGATCCTGATACGGTGTCATAGTGCCATCAGGATTCAACACAAATCGTTCACCAATGTCATTTGACACAATTTCTGGTGCAACCGGACCAGGTGCAACTGGCGCAACATCAGTCACATCAGGAGGCCCAAATGGTTCATACGGTTTGACTGGTGCGTTGGTGTCTATGTTGTTGACAATTTCTGTGGGTGTTTCGTAACCAACAACCTCACCCACATCGTTTATAATTGGTTGTGGTAGTTCAGTAGTAACTGGCACATCAGGAATGACTGGTCCGGCGGTAACTGGCACATCGGGCGCAACTGGTTCGGTAATATTTGGTATAGAATCATAACCACCAAGATCGGGTGATACATCAGGCGCAACTGGTGCAGTCTCTACAGGCACATTTATTTCATCAACACCAGTAGTAAATGTATCGGCCACGGTGTTATCAATAATACCTGCGTCGGCAGCGGCTTCAGTTCCTGCGGCCAAGGCCTCACCTAAAGCTTCTGTGCCATATGCCATAGCAAATGTCATAGCGGCGCTTCTAGCAATGGTGGCCAGGTCTTCACCGGCTGCGGCACCTGCTAGTGATCTTGCTAGAGCAGCACCAAATGGACCACCAAAATAACTGCCGGCCATGCTGGCAATGGTCTTCCAACCCACAGTTTTATTGACCAAATCATCAAATGCAGAAAATATGTCGCCGTCGTTGCCTTTTGAAGTGTTTTGTTCAGCTACCAATCGATCGTATTCGGCTCGTTTTTGTTCATCTACAGATTTATTGAATGCGTTACTGGCATCATAAGCAACCTGCATAGATACAGGCTTGGCATTGGTCTGTCCCACAGGAGTAAAAGTTTTGAGATCTGAAGTTATACCCCAATAGCCTGGTTTGCCATCGGTTCCTGGAACAGGCACATACACTCGACCACCTGGACCATCACGCATGCCTGCATTAAATCCAGCCGACCCCGGAGCGGGCAAATTGGCTTCAAATGAGGCAGTGTCCTTGGCCAACTTGAGTGCGGCTTCCTGTGCAGTTTGTTGTTGATTATACACCAGCACATTGTTTCGTGCTGTGGCTGCTTGTTGGTTGTATTCTTCGTTGGCAGTTACTGAGCTGGTAGGATAACCATCTGCACCAATGGCCTGTAAATCACCGTTGCCATAATCTTGATACCACCCACCTGGTTTGCCCGTTATTGGATCAGGTGCAATGCTGTAAAAATGACTGCCGTTTGGACCAATACGGTCGGAGCCGGTTGGTGGTCCTAGTTTTGAGGCAAAGTCAGCAATGGTAGCGTTTTGTTTGATAGAGTTTTGCGCTTGTCCCAATCGACCAGCACTGATTGTGACGCCGGCTTTTTGTGCTTGATCCAGCATTCGATCCAGATCGCCTTGTGTGCGAACTGTTCCTGCTTGATTATCAAATTGAGTTTGTAATTCTTGTTTGGTTTTGAGTGCTAGTTGTGCTTGAGTTTGCTCACTGACCGTGTTGGCTTGATCAATACGGCCTTGATTTAAAGTGACACCTGCTGTTCGGGCCTCATCAACTATGCGAGCCACATCAGCAGAAGTTTTGGCACGACTCAATTGATTTTCATAATCCTGGGTCTTGGTTGCTAATGCTTGGGCATTTTGCTGATTGTAAGTTTGTATTTGATTGAGTTGAGCTTGTTGATCACGTGTGAAATCTGCGTCAGGGACGGCAGGACCTGCAGGAGCCCCATCTGCACCAATCTGTTGCAACACATATTTGCCGGGTGTGGTTTCTACACTTCTATACCAACCACCCTTGACACCAGTTACTGGATTGTCTGGTTTGCTATAAACAGTTTCTCCTGATGGCAATCGTGCCTGTTGACCGGTTGGTGGGGTAATCTTGAGCCATTCAGCTGTTCTAGCATAATTGGCCTGGGTGCGAGCATCCTGGTCAGCGGCTTGTTTTTCAGCAGTAGCAATCTGTTCAGCCTGTTGTTGTGCTTGTGTTTGTTCATTGCGATAGGTCTGAATTTGATTGCTTATGTCTGTTTTGGTTTGATCGAATTCATCGCTGGGTATAGCAGGACCAACAGGTCGGCCATCAGCACCAATCTGTTGCATCACATATTTTCCAGGTGCTGTCGCTTGTGATCTATACCAGCCACCTTCATTGACTTCAGTTGCTGGATTGTCAGGAATACTATAAACTGACTCGCCTGACGGCAGTGTGGCCTGCAATCCCGACGGCGGAGTTGTTTTCAGCCAGTCGGCTGTTCGAGCATAATTGGCCTGTGTCAGGGCGGCTTGTGCTTGGGCTTGTTTTTCAGACGCGGCTGTTTGTTCAGCTGCCTGCTGTGCTTGTGCGGTTGCCCGGTCTTGTTGTTGTTTTACAACAAGATTGGCCCGATCAATATAGCCAGGATCAAGCGTGATACCATCCGCTTGGGCTCGTGCCACAACATCATTCAATTGATCTGGTGTTGTGGATGCCATTAATTGTGTTTGGTAATCGGCTGTTTTGGTGGCTGTGACAGCGGCTAGGGCTCTAGCATCTGCGGCTGCTTTTGCATCGGCTGTTGCCTTGGCTGTGGCAGCGGCTTGGGCATCGGCTCGGGCTTGGGCATCAGCTCGGGCCTGGGCATCGGCTGCCGCTTTGGCTTCAATTCGGGCTTGGGCATCTGCGGCTGCCTTGGCGGCAATTTTAGCATCAGAAACAGCTTGAGCTTCTGCGGCAAGTTTTTTTGAATTAGTTACTGCTATCACAGTATTGGCTCGCGTGATCAGGCTTGATTCAGGAGCACCGCCTGCGGCTTGGACTGCACTATTGTAAGCGTCTATATCGGCTTGAGTAGCAGTTCCGGCATTGGTGGCAGCAATTAAAGCATTTTGTGCTTGTGTGATAGCGGCACGGTCTATAACTGGGGCAACAGGAGCAACTGGCGCAACTGGCGCGGTTTGTGCGGCTGTCTTGGCATCTGCGGCCATTTTTACATTTTGAGATTGTATGACTGAATCAGGAATAGTTACTCCGGCTGCTTGGGCCGCACTTTTGATTGCGTTAAGTTCAAGTGGGGTCTTGGCATTTGCTGCTTGATCACTGTAAAGTTTTAGGTCAGCATCGGCTTTTGCCTTGTCAGCAACGGCCTTGTCAGTAGCGGCTTTAGCAGCGGCCATCTTGTCAGCAATGGCCTTGTCAGCGGCCCGTGCGGCAGCGGCTTTGTCACCAGCAGCACTCCAGGTCGCTATGGCCGCTTTGGAATCAGCAGCGGCCTTGGCATCAGCAGTGGCCTTGGCAGCGGCAGCCGCTTTGTTATCAGCAAGGATTTTGGCATCGGCTGCGGTCTGGGCATCTTGAATGGCCTTGGCATCAGCAGCGGCCTTGGTTGCAGCGGCTGTTGTGGCCGGTGCCGCAAAAGTAGTGTCCTTGGGCAAATAGACTGACAAGGCTGCCTGCAGTTGTTTATCAGTCTTGGCAGCATTTACTAGAGCACTTGTAGGTGCAGTCCGATACAGTTGGGCTAGGCCGCTACCTCCTTTGAGGAAATTTGCAACGGCAGTGTTTAGTTGGGCAGAGGTGGCAATGGGCATACGAGTATTTAACCTTAGGGTTTGACCACCTGTGCCGACAAGCTACGGAGACCTGTCTCACACTGTGTTATTTCAAGATCACCGCCGACACGGTCAAATCTAATTTCCAAGATATACCAGTAGTAGCCTATAGTGGGTGCATCCACAATAGTGCTAAAAATAGTTTCTTGATCAATAGTGCCTGATCCAGTTAGTCCTGAATAAGAACCACCTGAATAGACTTTTTGTGCCACTGTGACAAAATCTGGAAAAATATAATCGGGATTTACAGGATCATTGTTTTGAAACCCTTGGTAACGATTAACTGCCACAGTGTAGGTTAAATTGCTAGACACAGTGCCGGTATAACTTATGATATTGTTCAATTGGGCACTCACAAACACACGATCTGTGCCACCGTTTACAGTGACTCTGGCATTGCAATCAGTAGAAACAAATCCTTGATCGATCACGGTAAATCTCACATCGCCACCCGTGGTTGAAGGATATCCTGGATAAAATGGTCGTGTTCTGGCTATCACATAATCAGTGGTGCATTCAACCACACCAATTGGTGCATATGATCCATCATAAAAACTATCTGTTGCGCCAGAGACCACTATGGGACTGCCAAGCGTGAATGGGGGAGAAGGTTGTGTGCTGTTGAAATTAAATTTCCAAGTGTTGCCGGGTGCCAACACTTCGCTTGTGCCCAAGGCCACAGGTGCCACATATAACGGCACCGCAATTGTGCTACTATATGGCACTCGAAAATTGCCAGTCACATAGCCTGGCAGATAGGCACTGAATCCTTGAAAGTTCTGTCCCAGTCCGGCAGGACCACTTAGTAGATAGTCAACACCATCTCTTATGCTTTGATCATCTGCGACAGGATAACTGGGCATTATCGATCATCCTCGGTCTGTGTGTATTGCCAAGTGGTGGCATTGCACATCCAGATTGATGTATTGCTTGAGTTGGTGATGTCGATGGTGTTTACTCTGAATGCATTTTGATTGATCTGTGCCCAGGGATTGTCGCCATTTACTGCACCATTGGCATCAACCGGTATTGTGATCGGTGTCTTGGCAGTAGGAGCCGATCCCACACTGTTGGCACCTTCTATGGTTATGGTCACGTTGCCTTTGAGAGCTGTGTCAGTGACCGGATCAATTGGCAATTCGTTGTTGTTTAAATTGACCACTTCGGGTAAGATTCTGTGCACCAGTAACTTGCCTGAATAGTTTTCCAACATCTTGATGTTGTCTCGTCTGAACTGGCTGTCGATAGGTTCGCCATCTATCCAGCTGTAGCCTTGGTCTTTTTGCACAAGTTTTTGATTAGTAACACCTCTAGCATACACCACAGTCCTAGATCCGTAATTGAATTGCCAGTCACTGCCATCATAATACCAGATTGGACTTTCGCAAGCCATTGTGGCCGAACTAACATCCCTTGGTGCATTCCAGCACTCAAGATCATAACGATAACTGATCATTTGATTGGGCACACCATTCACAGCTGAAGCAGTGGGGTAGTAGATTTCTATCTGATTGCGCTGACTGTTCACTTCCATAAACACTCGATCCACATAAAGCGGATCCAGTTGGTCGTAAAACCAGTTTTTGATCCGTTGATTGCCGATGCCCACAAAGTCCTGTCCATCAAACTGCCAGATATCTCTGGCATCCACACCATAAACCATCTTGTCAGTGTTGGCCCAGCAGTTGCTACTGAGCAGGCCACGACCCTGGTTGTAGATTCGCACACCCAACAACGGTGCACTTGTGGTTGAATAGTTTATGGGAGCAAATACCACTGTGTCCCAATAGCTACACAGGAAAAATTGGCCATTGCTGGGGAAAGCATCCAGAGCCGGTCCTCTTAAAGGAACCTCTAGTTGATTGGCCACATTGGTTATAGTTGGTTGCCAAGTTAATGGTGCTTGGTTGAGACCAAATGCTGTGCTCCACTGTATAGTCACAGGATACAGTTCTTGTGTGTCATCCAATTTGGTCACTGTCAAGTTGCCGGCTACTAGTATTGACCCCACATTGGGCGTGTTATACAGGCGCATGAAGTTGGCATAATAGCTTTTCCAGTTGGGATTGTAGTTCCAGGTGTATAAAGGACTCACCGACCCACCACCTGGATATGCACCGCCTGGTTGTGCTAGATAATCAATGGTGCTGGTAGTGCTTGAGACCACAGTAAAAGTGCCATTGTAAAATTGATCTACTCCAGCAATAAGGATTTGTTCTCCACCCACAAACGGTGGTGACGAGAACAAATCGCCTGCGATTGCAGTTGAAGCCACAGTCTGACTAGGACTCACAGTCCAAGTCAAACCCGATCCGCCTGTAATTACGGTTCCGGCTGTGACTCCAGTGCCAGTTACAATTTGTCCAGCAGTGATTGAACCTGAAGTCAAGGTGCCGATGGCCAGCACAGTGCCAGTTATGGTGCTGCCAGTGCTGGTAAATGCTGATGCCAACGCTATCTGTTGTGTGGTGGCATTGACATAGACAATGTTGTCAATGTCGATGGGCTTGACCAAGTTGCTGTAAGGAACTAAAATAGCGCCCGGTTGATCTGGCAGGAACATGGGCGGATTTAAGCTGTCATTAAAAAACACCACTGTGCCATTCCAGGCTTCGGTAATGTTGGTGGCCTGTGTGTAGCCAGCAAATGTGCCACCGCCGGGCGTGATATCATACCAGTCCACGTCAGTGCCGTTTGAAGCATACCATTTGCCTTCTGTGGTGGCCACTATGAACCAAAACTCATCGCCGCGTCTGAAGCCTGCTGATATGTAGGTTGGAGTGCCTGGCACTGTGGTCAAGATCTCTTCGTCACCAGCTACCGATCTGATACCACGCACATCTGTTTCCACGTTATAGCCAGCGTTGTATTCGTTTGGTCCCAAGGCTGTGGCTGGCACATCCGGGCTGAATGTCATTTTTGCAAATGGTATTCGAGTTTCTGTATATTTGGCTGCCATTGTTTGTCCTTAGAATGATGTTAAAGCTATGCGTTTCCATGTGTTGGTGCCGGTGCAGATATAAAGATATGTGCTGTTCCAGGTAATTGCTCCCAATACTCCTGTTGAATTACCGGTTGGAGTGCTTGAACTTTGTATAGCAAGTTGATTACCTTTAAGGTAGCTGGCTGCTGTGACATTACCACTAGAACTTATTGTGCTGGCTCTGACAGTGGACGCAACAACTGCTGACCCAACATTCAAATTACCTGTTCCAGTTATTATATTCACACCATTATATGCTTGTAAAGTTATTTCACCATCATCAGCAATAACCATTTGACTTAGATATGCATTAAAAGTATTCCCCTGTATCTGCACAGTGTTGGCACTGCTTATTCGGATTGCACTATTGCCGTTTATAGTAACATTCATGTTGGCATAATTGGTGCCGTAATTGATAACACTAGCATTTGCAGTAAGACCGGTCAGTAATGCACCATTTCCTAAAATATAATCACCTGCTACATTGCCTGTTGCAGTGACAAAAGACACATTGCTTATGCCGTAACCGTTGCCATCTATATCGGCAGTCAAGTTGCCCGAGAATGAACCAGTTGTGCCTTGTGTGCCTTGTGTTCCGTCTGTGCCTTGGATTCCGGTTGTGCCTTGTGTGCCTTGTGTTCCGTCTGTGCCTTGGATTCCGGTTGTGCCTTGTGCTCCTGTAGTGCCCTGGATGCCTTGTGCTCCTGTGGTGCCTTGTGCGCCCGATCCTGCTACTGGTATACCGTTGGCATACAAAAAGTTTGCACCTATAATGTTGCCAGTGGCTGTAATTTGGCCTGCTGTGGCGATATTGCCCGATGTGGCATTGCCCACAGCTGATATAGTGCCTAGACTGATCAATCTAGAACCAACCACATTGCCTTGGCTGCTCATGGTAAATGATACAGTGACATTGGCCGCTGTGATATTGCCAGTGCTACTGATGTTGTTGCCATACGCACTCAACAGGGCCACCACATTGGCATTGCCATACGTGCTGTTGCCACTGGCAATACCAGTTAGTAGGCTACCATTACCTATAAAGTATGTGCCGGCCACATTGCCAGTTACTGACACATTGCCAGCAGAGATATTGCCACTAAAGATCGGCAAGTAATTGGCCACATTGGCATTTGAATAAGTGGCTGGCAATCCGGTTAATAGACTGCCATTACCTAGAAAGTATCCACCCGTGATATTGCCTGTGGTTGATACTACATTGGCACCAAACGTGGACAGCAAGGTGATCACATTGCTATCGGTATAGGTAGCAGGTAATCCAGTCAGTTGCGAACCATTGCCCAAAACATAACCACCTGCAATATTGCCAGTGGTGCTTATGGTGTTGGATCCAAATGAAGCCAATAAATTTACAGCATTGGCATTGCTATAGGTATTGGCTGTGACATAGGTCTTTAAATTGGCCACTGTCACAGTGTAATTGGTGTTGGCACTCACAGTTGGTATAACAGTGTTGGCTGTTATGGTAGCTTGATTGGGCAGTTGGCCAAAGGTTATATTAGACATTGATAATTTCCACAAAGTTATTTCCTGCTTGCGAGATCAAGAAGTTGGCACCATCTTCTGTGACAAAGAACAAAGTTTCGGACAGCACTGGCCTATCGCCAATCTGTATTCCGGTCCCAATATCAATGCCTTGTTCGATCACAATCATGCTAGATCCTCATCAACAGGTGGCAGGCCCAGGGCTGATCTTGCCGCCGCTTCATCCGCATACCAGGTCCAACCGCGTATGGGGTAACTGTATTGATCTGCTTCAGCAGCCAACAACACCGTTCCGTCACTGAAGTGTATCATGGTGTTTGAATACATCAAATCTGCTTGATTTTCTGAGCAATAGAATCCGGGTCCGTTCATGATTTATCCTGATACTGTCCAATTTTTAAGTGTGGCTATGGTGGTGTCAAATGTTCTAAAGTTCACTGTGCCGTTGCCGGTGTTGCTGGCATAGCCTGGCGCAAGTGTGACTGACACATTGGCCACGATTGCTGATATATAACGCCCGTAGTTTACAACCGGCGTAGCATTGGCAGTCACAGTTAAGGCTGTGCCACCAATGGTGTTGGCCACTTGAAATGTGTTGGTTGCGGCATTGACCACATATAGCGGTGTGTAAGCAGTGCCCACTGTGAACACAGCCGTGCTAAAACTCACAATGGTGTTGTTGACCAAATTGTGCGAGGTCAAGGTGATTGCATTGGTGCCTGTGTTAGCCACAGTGGCTATACCAGAATTGATGTTGGCTGATATGGCTGTCATGCCCACTATCAAGCCTGTGGTGTTGCTTATGGTCAGCACAGCAGTGCCGGCTGTGCTGGCCACACCAGTCACGGGCACTGAGTTTGCTATGCCGGGATTTAGTGCCAGGGTAATAGTATTGGCAGTTGCCGACTTGATTGACAAATTGGCCAAAATATTGCCAGCAGCCGAACTTGACAACTGTGCTGATGGTAAAGTAAAGTTCTGATTGATGTTGTTGCCACTGAAATCTGACAGACTGCTACAAGCCTGCAACATGGTTGTTCCACCTGTAACTGCATTGGCCAGGTTGTAACTGGGCACGGTTTTTAATGCAGAACAGTTTAGAAACATGTTGCTCACATCAGTTACCTTGGTAGTGTCACTAGCAGGTGCTATTGCCAGGCTGGCACAATCTCTAAATCTTCCACTCATTGAAGTCACATTGGCAGTATTGTATGCGGGTGCTGTTTGTAAATTATAACAGCTTTGGAACATATTGACCATCAAGGTAGTCTTGATAGTGTTAAAACTTGGAGCAGTCTTCATTTGAAAATTTTCAAAAAACATGGTGCTCATGTCAGTCACATTGGCTGTGTCAAACACTGCATCAAATTTTAAATTTCGACAACCACTAAACATGGCATTCATTGAAGTCACATTGCTGGTATTGAACGATGGCACAATGGGTAAACTGGTGCAACTGTTAAACATGCTGCCCATGCTGGTCACTTTGTTGGTGTCAAAAAGCGGAACAGTTCTAAGACTGGTGCAGTTCTGGAACATACTGCCCATGTTGGTCACATTGGCAGTGTTGTATAATGGCACCTGTTGCAGACTGGGACAGGTCACAAACATATTCTGCATGGTTGTAACAGTGCTGGTATTTAGGTATGGAGCTACTACCAGGTTGTAATTTGTGCTGAATGCAGTATTGAACTGCGTTGCACCGGTGCCTGCATTGCCCGCAGTCACAATGTTTTTTAGCGAATAATCATTGACAAATATTTGATCTGTGCCACTGACAAGTGGAGCTGGGCTAGTTTTTAAAAACACCAGTTGTTGCAAGGCATACAAGTGTGACACAAATTGATTGCTCCAGTTTGTGATGTTGTTTTGTTGTATGGTGATTTGTTCAAGTAAATTGAATCTTAAAATGTTGCCACCAAGAGTGAATGTGGTCAAATTGGGCACATTCATGTAAATTTCCAAAATAGGAACATTATACGTGCCTGCAACAGTTATGCCGGTCACAGCAGGTCTGACTTGAAAATTACATGAAGTTAGATTGGCTGCACCGGTTGGTGTGATTGCCACAGTGGCACACTTGTAACCTCGCGTGGTCACAGCACTCAGGTTCACATTAGCATAATCGTAGGTATGATTGACCTGCACACCTGCACTGACTGAGTCTGAGGTGCCATCTCCCCAATCCACTGTGTAATTGCCGCCTGCGATAAATGACAAATAATTGCTGCCGCTGGGAAATATGGCTGCTAATACTGAAACTTTTTGTGTGCCATCGGGTATGGCTGCAAGTGCCGGCCAGTCAGCAGGCCGCACATACATGGTATTGTTGGGAATTTGACTCAGACCTGCGGTTAGTGTTTTGGTGGCTACATCAGGTGCTGAATAAAAATTGGCTCCACGAACGCTCATTAGGTTATTTCGCTTCCGTAAAGATTGAATGCGACAGTGGCCGTTCCAGCATAGACTGATACCACATCAGTTGTTGCTAAAGCCAGGCCCACTGTGAAAAATGCTGTGTCGTTGGCATTGACCACAGCATCGTATATGATATACTGTGAGGCGACTATACTAGCACCAGCTGGTCTTATGGCCACACGCACTGTGGTTGTAACACCTTGATTACATATGGTTAGAGTTGATGACACAGCCGATGTTGATGCCGGCACTGTGTATAGTGTTGTTAAAGTTGTTGCGGCCGGATTTGATTGACCCAGGACCTTGTATGCTGTTGCCATTTGGTTATGCTCCCATTAATAAAAATGCATTAAATGTTTCTGTGCCAGTGCCGGTTACGCCTTGCACACCTTGTGCGCCAGTAGTGCCTTGTGTGCCTACACCAGTTGTTCCTTGTGCGCCGGTAGTGCCTTGCGTGCCAGCACCAGTTGTGCCTTGAGCACCAGTAGTTCCTGTTGTGCCTTGCGCCCCATCTGTTCCATTAAATCCTTGAGCACCGGTAACGCCTTGTGTGCCTTGAGTTCCGGTGGTTCCTTGAGCACCTAGAATGCCTTGTGTGCCTTGAGTTCCAGTGGTTCCTTGAGCACCTAGAATGCCTTGTGTGCCTTGAGTGCCTTGTGTTCCGGTAGTGCCTTGAGCGCCGGTAGCACCTTGGGTGCCAGTGGTGCCTTGTGTGCTTGTTATACCGGTCAACTGACGCCCATTGCCCAAGAAATAATTACCAGTTACATTGCCAAACGCACTAGCATTGCCGCTTACAACAAGGCCACTTGCATTGATATTGCTTGCAGTAACATTGCTAATAATGTTAATATTGCTTGCACTAACATTGCCAGACACATTGGCATTTCCCCCTACCACCAGTCGATCACGTGGTGCAATATTTCCAATGCCAACATTGCCGTTTATGTCAATGATCATGCGATCTGCATTTTGAGTCCGGAATGTTATTGGCACCCATCCAGCATTGGCATTGCCAAAGCTGTCAATTTGCACATTTCCTGTGCCTGATATATTACTATATGCCCGTAAAACAAGCGATATTGAATTAGATGTATTGGCGTTGGCATATATGGTCCACGCACCACCCAGTATACTGTTATTGGTTGGATTGGGCACAGTTACGATACTTGTAAATCCTCGATTGCCAGTCTGGGTGGTTTGAAACAGGGTTCTGCTGGATAAAGTGACATTGCTAAAATCGGCCAAGATGTAACTTGAACCGGCTATGGTAACATTACCAGCAGAACTTAGTGATCCAACTCCCACAGCGCCAGTGGCACTGAGTGTGGCAATATTGCTGATTGAATAGCCTTGTCCATCAATATTGGCGGTTAAGTTGCCACTAAATGAACCTGTGGTTCCCTGTGCACCTGTGGTTCCCTGTGCACCGGTTGCGCCTTGCGTGCCTGCACCGGTTGCGCCTTGAGCGCCTGTGGTGCCATCTGTGCCTTGTGTGCCTGTAGTGCCTTGAGTGCCATCAACACCTTGCGTGCCTTGCGTGCCAGTGGTGCCTTGAGTGCCCACAACACCAGTCAACAGCGAACCATTACCTAAAAAGTAATTGCCTGTGATGTTGCCGGTGGCGCTGACACCACCATCGTTGCCTAATACAACTGTTTGCAGTGTGCCAGTGGTGTTGCTTTGGAATACGCCACCACCTGGATCTAGATAGAACCAGGATCCTGTGCCTATATCGTATGGAGTGACCGGGAGAGCAACACTGTTGCTGTATTGCATTTGCACATAGTCATAACCTTGCATTTGCATGCCTTGCCCAAACACAGTGGGTGCATTTATATTGCCGTTATAGACCGGCAAGAAAGCAGCCACATTGGCATTTGAATAGTTTGTGCCTGCTTGAATGTTGCTTAATAAACCGCCATCACCCAGATAGTAGTTGGCACTCACATAATTTACACCACGGATATTGCCCACTCCACTGGCACCTGATGTCTGTAGCAGATTGGCAGTAACATTGGCCGCACTTGTTATGTTACCAGTGGTGTAGATGTTGCCAGTTGTGCTTATTACAACGCTGTTGCCTGATCCTAAAAAGGCCACCACATTGGCGTTGCTGTATAAACCAACAATGCTGTTGGCTGAGATGCCGGTCAATAGACTGCCATTGCCAATAAAATAATTGCCATACACATTGCCCGTTGCCGAAATCCAACCACCTGCTGAGATATTGCCTATAACACTTATATTGGTATCAATTTCAATTGGTGTTTGTCCGGCCACATTGTATAGGCCAGTGTTGTTGTTGCTGGGGATCGTGGTGCCAACGCCACTGGTGTTGGCCACCGGCACCGTGGTGGTCTGCACATTGCCATTGGCATTGTATAGACTGGTGTTGTTGTTGGCAGGTATTGTTATGTTGCTGGTCATTGAGTGTCCTTATTTGACCGCATACTGTCTGTCTCGGCGCGGCTGGAATATGCTGGTCAGTCTGGTATGACCACCTGACCATTTGCCCAGATTGTTTTGATCCTCTACTGTTTTCCAAGCATCAGTGGCTTTTTGTTTATACATGGCAGCATCTTCGGCATTGTGTCGTTTCACATAGTATTCGTGTAGGCTGTTATACACATAGCCTTCAGGCCAAGTCTGCAGCACCTGATTGGTCTGCACTGTGGTTGCTGCCACATCGGTTACTGCTGTCACTGTGCCGGCTACTGGAGTAGTGCCACCTGTGACAGTGACATTGATCGTGGTTGAATTGGCAATGCCAGTCACTGTGGCTACACCACCTGTGGTCAAGCTGCCGGTGCCGGCTGTGGCTGTGACTGTGTCACCTGCAGTAAAGCCCACACTAGTGGTCATGCCTGATATTTGGCAAGTCCACGGACCTGCTCCGGCAATGGCGCCTATGGTGCCTGTGGTGCTGATCACTGTTGTTGTAATGGCCGGAGTGAATAACAGATCCCAGGCCCGGTAGTAATACATGTTGAGCACAGCACCTTCTGCCAGGTATGGTAAGAATTGATAGTTACTTCCTACTTCACCAAATTTGCCGCGGATAACTGCTGGCACATTGACCGGTGTGAGATATAACTGTGCTATAAGTCCTTGTGTGATAATGTCTCGATCACCGATTCGATCATACACAATCCAGGGACCAGTGTCGTTGTAGTTGCCGTTGGTGCCTTGTTGAAAGAACAAGATGGGCTTGTTCATGTCGCTGGGTATGGGCATGAGCTGACCTGGGCCAACTGTGCCAAATGTGCTATAAGGATCAGTTCTTAGTGCCGGTAACTCGATGTTACGCATGGCCAATTCAGCTAGGAATATGCACTGTTTGATTTCGTCTGAGTTTGTGCTGCCGGTAAAGTCTTCTAGGTAACTGACTAGATCATCGCCTGTGGGTATTGCAAACATATTTAAATTCCTTTAAAGAACTTGGTTTCACCTGATCGCGCAGGATACGGCACTTGAATCGGGATCGGCATGCGACCACCTGGATAGCACACATATTCGGGATATTCGCGTTGCACCACCTGGTAAAATTGTGCCTTTAGGGTCCGATCATTTTTTAACACAGCCCAGGGCATGCCACCGAAGTATTGATCACTAATTCTGATAGCTATCACATCCGGCAGATCCATCCATTTGTATCCTATTTTGCCATCGGGCATGTAAGGTGCAAGTGGATCCACAAAGCCAGCTTCGGCTGCCTTGCGGTATTCGGCACAGCGAAACTTGATGTATTCGGTATTGAACTGTTCGCGTCGGATATAGAACTTGCCATCCTCGCGACCGGTAGTTGTCTTGACATTTTGGCTGCCATTCCAACCTTCTCGCTTCCAATCGCCTTTCATGCTGCGATACAGCCGGTCGTTTTTCAACAATCTATCTGCCACACCATTGTGTTCGGTGATCATGCCGCCGGCATCTTGTCTCAGGTAGTTGTAATCGGTTTCAGCAGTGCTGACATCTATAATTTGGGATTGGTTGTGGTCTAGGCTCATAGACATATTTAGCTGGCTTGATATCATCGAGGAGATTGCCAATAAAAAAGCACCCCGAAAGGTGCTTTTTCCGCATACTGATTGCTTAGTATGTGTTTGTTGCCCGCTGAACCAATGCGCTTGGTCGTGCAGTTGTCACATTCGCGCCACTTGTGCTGATGTTGTTTAACATACCAACACCGGCTGGGTTACGAACAATCAAGGTGCCTTCCATGATGAACTGGTCTAAACTTGCGTCAGCGTTCGAGAACACTTCGTTGTTTGGACCTAGGTCACGCAGACTGCCCCATTGTAGCACTTCTTCGTTTAGGAAGTAGATGCTGTTGCTTACACCAGCTTGATCCATGATCCAACTATCAAATATTTCATAAGTGTAGTTGAAGTCACCTTCATAAGTCTGGATTGTGTCACCACGTTCAGCATTCACACGATTGATAGTTCTTGAAGTTGGGAATGTGTCACTTAACATTGTTCTCAAACTTGTAGGAGCTACGATAGTGCGAATCTTGGCATTGTAACGCTCTTCAGCTGTGGTCACCAACTGTTTGTAGATGATTGGGCTGAATAACTGGTTTGTAAATGTGCCAGTGTAGAATGTTGTGCCGTTACTGTTCATGGTGAAAGTGTTGGCTGTCACAGCAGCAACGTCAGTTGTGGCATTGTTCACATTGGTAGTGATACCAACAGTGCCATTGCCAGCAGTTGTGTTGAAACTCTGTGTGCCAGCAAATGAACTCAATGAACCCATACGACGACCAGTTTGGCTGTTGCCACTTGCACCACCAGCTGTTCCAGTCTGTCCACCGTATTGTGTTCCAACTTGGTCATTACGGACCAATTGTTGTTCCACGTCGAACATGAGTTCGATCAACTGTTTGACTTCCTGGTATGCCTGTGGATCTCCACCGGACTGCATAACTGCTCTAGCTGTTCCAGACGCAGCAACTGTGGTTGCAAAAATCTGTGTGTAGTTAGCCAAGTTATAACGACTGTTTGATTCAGCGTTGGCTGTGGATACAGGTGCACCCTCAGTCCAGGCTTGTGTTTCTGGCAAGCGATAGATATCGTCTGTCCATAATGGTAAAGTAGAATTTACTTTACGCTTTTTTGTCATACACATATTTAAAACAGGTGTATCATCTTTAACGCGATTGCTCACGTCTAAGTCTAAGTCTTTGACAACGATGTCTGCGCCATATGCGGTTGTTCCGTTACCAATTTGACTGGTTGTAATTTCTGCCATGTTATTCTCCTTGAATATTAAATTAGGCTAA